GTAAATTACCTATCACTTCATTCCAGGTGTAGTTTCTAAACTTACCCCAATGATAATTCAATCCTTTAAAACCCCAACTATCAATAGATACACAAGCAATTAATGGGTTCTGATCATATCTAATTCTAGGTGTCTTAGGAGCATACACAAAGGTGTAGTATCTCCCCACATCAGGAACAACTTCAGTTTCTTCAAGCACTTCCAATAGGGCAATCATTCTGTCATCAGCAGTGGTCTTATTGATGATGTCATCAACCACATACTCCAACCTATTTTCTGCGTTTTCTAGATACTCCTCTTGTTCCATAGTTCTTCCTAGTATGATGTTTCTCTGGGAAGATTTGATTCTCCGTCATTATCTGAAACTCAATACCATTATCTTTGGCAAACTCAGAGGCTGCCTTCCACTTGGCTTTATTTATCTCAAAAGTTGCACATTCATAAAGGTAGGACTTTGTAACCCTGCTTTTCTTTACGGGTGGTTTAGTCTGCTTGTCCGGTTTTATCTCAATGATATACTTTTTACCATCTTCTTTTTCAATCAAGAAGTCTGGATAGTATCTATGAACCTTGCCATCAGCAGGAGAGATATAAGGTATTGAGAACTCTTCACTTGCCCACTTCTTTATGCCTGGATTAGTATCACACTCCTTACAGAATCTCCTCTCCCATGAACTCCTACAAATAATATTGTTAGGGTCACCCATATACTTACTGGGGTTGGTGGGTTTATATTTTGTCTTCAAAGATTGTCCCACTCTCTGTCTACATAGTAATAGTAATCAGATTTATTTATAGATGGCATCGCCAGTTGTTGGTAGGTATAGTACAGAAAATTTGGTATCAAAGTTTCTTCATAATGCCCAGACATCAAGTTATCTTCTATACTTTAAACCCCCTGCTGCTGTGATAAGACACATTGCAAGCACTAAAGGTGTCTACTGGAATCAACTTTTAGAGAGAGTTAATATATCTTGCATTTCTGCTAAGTTACCAGCATCCTCATTTGCCACCCATGATGTAACTGGTGATTTCTTAGGTGTCACTGAGAAGATGGCATATAGGAGAATGTATGATGACTCTTTTTCTGTGACCATGTTAGTTGATCATGAATATAAAACACTCCACTTCTTTGAGGGATGGATGGATTATATTGCTGGTAAACAAACTGGTGGACAGACAAACGATAATTACAAAAATTTTAGAACTGGTTCAAGGATGAGTTATCCCAATGGATCAAATGGTTATAGGACAAATGCTATTGAGTTAATTAAGTTTGATAGGGATCTTGATAACTCAATCAGATATACATTCGTTGAAGGATTTCCTATATCTATGGACGCCATGGAGATAAGTTATGGAGCAACTGACCTTCTCAGATTAAATGTTAATTTTAACTTTGTAAGATATGTTACTGAACCATATGCTGGAGATGGTGGTGTTGTTGCTGCTGAACCAACTAAAAGAGATAGATTATCTGTAACACCATCACCCCAGCAATCAGGATCAGTTGGCAGTGGTTCAATAAAGAAAGAAGAATTTCTCTCTTTTAACTTCTTAAATGATAGTAAAGAGATTAGTTTAGGATCTCAAAACATTGCCTAAATATTTTCACTGAAAACTTTATAGGATATTATGCCTTTACCAAAAATTGTTACACCAACATATGAGTTGGAATTGCCTTCTTCTAATCAAAAGATTAATTACAGACCCTTCCTTGTAAAGGAGGAGAAACTACTTGTCATTGCCCTTGAGTCTGAGGATTCTACACAAATCACATCAGCAATTAAAGCAGTAATCTCTGATTGTGTTCTGACCAAGGGTATTAAGGTTGAAAAACTACCAACATTTGATATTGAGTATCTGTTCCTGAACATCAGGGGTAAGTCTGTTGGTGAGTCTGTTGATGTCAATATCATCTGCCCTGATGATGGTGAGACTGAGGTCAAGGTTACGATTGACCTTGATGATATTAAAGTTCAGTTTGATGAGGAACACAATAAGACAATCAAACTTGATGATCAATACTTTATGGATATGAAGTATCCTTCACTTGATCAGTTCATCAGAAATAACTTTGAGTTTGATTCTCCTGATATGGATCAGTCATTTGATCTAATTGGTTCCTGTATTGAGAAGATCTATAATGAAGAGGAGGTGTGGTCCACAGATGATGTGAGCACACAGGAAGTAAGGGAGTTTCTTGAGCAGTTGAATTCTAGTCAGTTCAAGGTTATTGAGAAGTTCTTCTCTACCATGCCTAAACTATCTCACACCATTGATGTGAAGAATCCTAAGACCAAGAAAAAGAATAAGGTAAAACTGGAGGGACTCTCAAGTTTTTTCGCATAGGCATGGCCCACATGGATATGCAGTCATTTTATAAACTAAACTTTGCCCTGATGCAGTACCATAAATACTCTTTAACAGAGATTGAAAACATGATGCCTTGGGAGAGGGAAGTTTATACCATTTTACTTGAGCAACATCTTAAAGAAGAAGAGGAAAAAGCAAAAGCAAAGAGTAAGTAATGGCTGCTACCACCCAAGATAACGCTAATAAAGAAATTGATAAGGGTGTAGCAGGACTATATCTTGGGTTAGGGGATATTAGTGATTTAGATTTTCAAACATATAAGACCTTACTTAGGGAAAGGATTGCTGCCGCCAGGATGGGTGACAGCAGTATGGATAGTGGTGATGTTGAGGTTCTCACAAAGGAGTTTGTGAGAATCAAGAAGATAGATGTTGTAGATGCTGAACCAAAGAAGAAGATTGATACTGAAAAGTTTGTCAATAAGGTAAAAAAAGAACAGAAGGAGCAGGTAAGACAGGAGAAGACAGCAGCAAAGAAAATATTCAGTGCTGTTGATAATATATCAGCACCACAACAGAAGGTATCACCAAAGGCACTTCTTCCTGCAGCTAAACCAGAAGAAGAACAGGATGAACAGGCACCTGAGGGTCTTGATGATCTGCTTAATGATATAAGAAGTGAGACTGATGAGGGTATTGCAGCAATAGTTCCAACTATAAGCAAACTCCAGGACTCCATGGATAGTATCCTGGAGACACTTACAAAGCAACAAAAACTTGATAAGAAAGAAGAGAAGGAAGAGGATGCTCTTGCAGCAAAACAAAAGAGAACAGGAAGAGAGGAAAAACTAGAAGGAAAAGGAAAGAAAGAAAAAGATAACTCAAAGAGTATGAAGGATAAGGTTGTAAAACCTGTCAAGGGTATCTTTGACACGTTGATGGATTTCTTCAAGAATATCTTGCTAGGTGGTGCCCTTCTATTCTTGGTTAATGCATTAAAAGATCCACAAAAATATCTTCAACCATTTGTTGATGCCTTGAATAGGGTTCTAGAATTTTTCAATGGAATCATCAGGGCAATGAATGGATTCATAGAAAACTTTAATAAGTTTGTCCTGGGTCCAATTAATGACTTTATTCTTAAACCGATTCATAGTTCACTCAATTATATTGAGGATAGAATCAATGATGTCTTGGGATTGTTTGGTGCTGATCCTTTGAACAACATAGATGATGAGCCTCCTGGATTAGCAATACCTAAAATCCCTGAGATTCCACCCTATGATCCTTTTAAAGTATTGTCAGAGGGTGCCACAACAGCACCACCAGTTCAACAGAGTTATCAAGGTGGAGAGGTTGTCAATAATGAGTATGTAACTAATAATACTACAACTATAAACAGGTATGAAGAGGGTGGTAATGTTACCAACAATAATATTGGCGGTGCTAGTAACACTTTGACCACTGGTGGTATGAATATAGGTGGTGTCAGTAATACCATGGGCAATACCATTAATAATATTGGCGGTGCTAGTAACACTTTGACCACTGGTGGTATGAATATAGGTGGTATGACAAATACTATGGGTGGTATGACTAATAATATTGGTGGTGCAAATATTACTGGTGGTATGAATATAGGTGGTATGACTAATAATATTGGTGGTGCAAATATTACTGGTGGTAATATCACTAACAACACTAATATGAAGGGATTTAATGAAGGTGGTGGTGTTACCAGCAACTCTGGTCAAAAAATAACTGGTGCTGGACCTGATACT